GAGAAGAAAGCCGATGGCTCAGTTGTATTTGAAGATGATGAACACAAAATCGTGATGATGAAAGGAGAACAAGCATGAACCCAGCAATAAATGAAATGCCAGTAACACAAGAAGAAGACGAGGCGATGGACGCCTTGTGTCGGTTGGCAACAGGCAGACCCATGTTGGAGATAAACCCAACGACACAAGACATACTCAACAACATAGCCATACCACAACCCACGCCCGACATTGGCACAATCATCAACACTATCTGTGCACAACTACAACTCTTGACTACGGTCATCAAGCAAAACCAAGGGAATTCCCTGAACGCGGAAGACCAATCCCTGCAAGAGTGCGTGAACCTCACGCTACAACAAGCGGGGTGGTTCAAAGAGATGGTCAAAGAAGTTATTGATGATGTGGATATGGAATATGAAATTGAAAGTGCCGTTGAGTCTTACTTTAGCAACTCGTTCAGCCTTGATGACCATGTAGATATTACCGCAGAGGTTGAGAACAGAATCGAGGAGATTGTTGAAGAGCAACTAGCAGACATAGTTTCAGATAAGTTGCGCAACTTGCGTATTACATTTGACTAAGGAGGGCGTATGCCAAGCACGTGTAGGTTTATGGATTTATACAAAGGCGACAACGAGTGGCTCGCAGGAGAAAAACCAACTGACCCGCAAGAGTTAGGCGAGTGGCACATTGCGTGGGCTAAGTTGCGAAAAGACTGCGAGCATCAAATACTTTTTGTTGAAGAGATGTATAACAACCAAGAGTATGGCGACAAACCCGAATGGGTTGACGTGACGCTAAAAGATGAGGGCGTGCTTTTATTCAAAATGGCACGCGGTGTTGTCAAATCAATCGACGCAAACTCAATTACATACAGCAATGAAAAATATTTTCACGCCACTGCAAGTGATGAATTTAGGATTGGCTTTTCAAAACTTAGCATAAGCGAACATGGTGCATTTGTAACGCTGTATGAAAGCGATAGCGCTGAAGAAATAGAAGTAAACATCACCGAGTTTTTTAACCAAACGATAGGAGAGTAATGATGGTAATGACATACCAACAAGTAGTAGAGAAGTTCAACGACATCAAGAAGCCACCACGCAGTAAGAAATACAACGAGTTCCAACGCCCATTACGTAGGGTCTCGGAGAACTGGCTGATGTTGCAGAAAGACCCACACAGTTACGTATTCAAACTGTGCAACACAGAGGCGGTGCGGTATCTCGAGCCTGAGTGCAACGACAAGTTCCAAGTGGCGTTGCGTGGCATGACAAGCACCTACGACGAGCAACAGATGTGGCGCTATACACGCTTTCATAGTCACAACAAGTTGGCAACAATACATGGCACACACGTTATAGTTCCACTCAACCCCGCATATACGCAACAGGGCAAGGACTTTAGTGCATTGTTGACGTTCAACAATGCAGGGCTGTTGATACCCGAGGAGTCATGGCACGCTGACATTTACTGCTTGCGTTCTACTGACGAGGACAAGGCGCGGCGCAAGAAACTCAAGGTTGACCTCGAGGCATACATCACGCTTCAGCAGTTCAAATTACAAAGCCTCAAGGAAGAAGCCAAGATTACATACAGGCTCGGTCGTCCGTTCGCATCGTCGGCGCTGTCGCATGGTGCTCGTGCCAAGATGTTCACATTCCTCAACGAAGATCCGCTACCACTCGACTTGCCTGAGTTCGCCCTGATGTTTGACGAGGTGGCTCGTGATTGCTTCAACGTGTTGGCAAGTAAGCGGGTATACAACGTCAATCAACGGCTCTTGTATGGTGGTGGTTGGAACAGTAACCCAAGCGACGAGGCGGACAAGCGTGAGCAAGCCGAGGACATAGCCCACGAACTGACGCCCGAGGAGTTCAAAGAAAGTCTCACCAACAAGTTGCTGACATTGGCAAATATCAACAAAGGCAGTAACTACGTGCCGATTGGACAGTTTCCCAACGCGTTGCCGAGAACTTATTACTTAGTTGATAAGGGTAATTCCCAAGGAAAGGGGGTGTAAAGTCGTAGCAGTTTCTATAAATTAGTATGTTATACTTTCTAAAAAGCAGTAGTAAATTAAACCAAACGAAGAGGAATATATGCAATTACTAAACTTCAAGCAAGTAAAGCAAGCCGTTAAAGCAGTTGGTCACAAGCGCACCATCATCATTCAAGGTGAGAATGGTGTCGGCAAGACTGGTGTATACCACGCACTCGAGCAAGACCCCGACTTCGCAAACCATGTGGGTGTCAAGCTTGACTGCACGCAGATGTCAGATGGTTCTGTGTGGATGCCCGACATTGACAGAGATGCAGGGGTCAGTAGGGAACTACCAAATGAAAGATTTGGGGTGAGCAAACTCAATCAGAAAGGTGTCAATGGTGCGCGCCCATCTCTCGTGTTTCTTGACGAGATTGCCAAGGCAAAGCAATACATCAAAGACGTTCTTGCGCCGATTGTTTATGAGCGACGTGTTGGTAACTACGAGATGGCTGAGGGTAGCGTTGTGTTCTGCGCAACCAACCTAGCAGTTGAGGGCTTGGGTGATTCTATCCAAGCGCACTTACGCAACAGGCTAGTGTTCCTCACCATGCGCAAACCAACCCAACCCGAGTGGCGTGAGTGGGCTATTGATGCGGGTATCAACCCCATCGTGATTGCTTGCACCGACGAGAACCCACATTGGTTCGACTCGTTCCTTGACTACGAGGTAGGTGGCAAGTATGCAGGCAAAGACCAAGCACGTGAGAACGACCTCATCTTCAACCCACGCTTGTCGCAACAGGCATACATCACACCACGCTCGTTGCACTCAGCTAGCGACATCGTCACAGAGAAAGATGGCTACGACACCGACACATTGCAAGCGCTACTCACAGGCACTATCGGTCGTGCCGGTGCTGAGATTATGGGTGCGTTCATTCGGTTCGGTGAGGATACCCCTGCGTTTAGCAAGATCGTTTCCTCTCCAAGCACTTGCTCTATCCCAAGCAATCCTGTGGCGCAGATTATCACCGTCTTGAAATGCGTTACACAAACAAGCACGAGGGAAGAAGCCGAGGCTTGCACCGAGTATGTCATGCGCAACCGCAGAGAACTGCAGTCAATGTTCTGCAACAACATCGCCAACTCAACACGTGCGTCGTTGTTTGTAACAGTCAAGCCGTTCCAACAGTTGATGCAAGACAACCGCATTTATTTCGCAACTAAGTAAGGAAAGAACATGAGTAAAACATGGGAAAAATTAGATGCACACAACCGCATTATTGCGGTGCACGTAGACATCAGCAACAACGCAGACTTCGCAGGGTTGTCGGGTGTCGTTTACGTGGGCGACATCAAGTTCGTTACAGAGTGCCCGACTGCAGGCACAGATGGGCGTGATGTTATTTACAACGAGCAGTTCGTCATGGGCTTGACACGCAAGCAGTTGCGCTTTGTTGTGTTGCATGAGGCTATGCACAAGGCTTTACAACATTGCACCAACTACCAAGCCATCAGCGAGAAGTATCCCTTGCTTACCAACATGGCGATGGATTACGTAGTCAACGCTACGCTGTTTGAGATTGACCCCAACTTCCAATTCATTGAACGCACCACCGAGCCTGTGCCTTTGTTCGACCCCAAGTATCAGGGGTGGTCGTTCATTGAGGTGTTGCAGGATTTATTAAAGAATGTGAAAGTAGTTGAAGTAGGCGGTGTTCAGTATGTTGAGGGCGATGGTCAGGGTCAGCCACTCGACACGCATACCTTTGGCAAGCTACCCAAGGATAGCAAGGAAGCCAACGAGAACGGCAGACAGATTGACGACGCACTACGCCAAGGCAAGGTTCTCGCCAACAAGTTGGCAGGTAAGAGGTCAGCCAACAATCCGTTGGACAAGGCAACACAGAAACGTGACACCAACTGGCGTGAGCATATGCGTGAGTGGATTACTGCCCTGTGTGAAGGCGACGACTATTCTCGCTTTGCCCCACCCAACAAACGTTTGCTACCACAGGGTATCGTCATGCCTTCGCATTTCTCAGAGGCAACAGGCGAGTTGATTGTGGCAACCGATACGTCAGGTTCTATGTATGACATCTTGCCTACTGTATTCGGTGAGATTGCTCGTATCTGCGACAACGTCAGACCCGATGCAGTTCGTGTCATTTGGTGGGACTCAGCAGTATGCGGTGAGCAAGTGTTCAAGCCACATGAATACGAGAAGATTGCAGGCTTGCTCAAGCCTAACGGTGGTGGTGGCACTTCACCTGAGTGTGTTGTGCAATACATTACCGAGAAGAAGTATCAGCCCAAGGGTATCGTTTGGTTAACAGACGGCTACCTCGACGGCTCTAACTCAGAGACAGGCATGCCTGCGCTTTGGGGTGTGGTTGACAACGACCACTTCACGCCCCCCGAGGGCAAAGTAGTTCGCATTTATTCGCAGTAACTTTCTAACCAAACGAGGAACTTATGAAACAGATCAGAACTTCTGTATTACATGAAAAAGCATTAACCAACGCAATCAAACTACTCAACGCTATTGGTGCGCAGTATGCAATCAAAGACGTAGAGGGTAATCTGCATGGCGACTTGACCGCAGTAAGCAAGAAGAGGAAAGCGCCATCAAAGTATCCGTATGGTTCAATTTCCACATACATCAGACCATACGTTGAGGCGTGCGGGGTAAATCAAACGGTAACTATTCCGATCGGGCAGTTTGATGTTGACCACATCTATGGGTCTGCATCATCTATGGCTACTAAGCTGTGGGGTAATGGCTGTCACAAAGTTGGCACGACGACCGACAAGAAAGCCGTTGTTCTTACCCGCACAGAGAAGCTTGACGACCTTGACGATTTGTTCTCACAACTAGGGATTAAATAATGACACGATACAACATCGACACATGTGCGTTGCTTGTTGAACTAAGTGTTTCACAATGGACTGCTAGGAAACTAGACAAGTCCACGACTGAGGAACTTGTGAAAGACAAGAACGCACAAGACAAAGGCGCGGCACGTGTAAACAAACACCTGCTCGCAGGGCGTAGTGAACTAGAAGTTATTAACCAATACGTTACAGAGACTCGTGGCTTTGTGTATGACAACACGTTGCCATGGAGTGACTCGGGTATACGCTTGTTGCCAAGCGCTAAGTTCATGGAGTTTAATGACCAGTTACGAGAACGAGAAGATAAGTTTTACGGACTGGTTCAAGAGTTCGTTACTGTTTACCCATCACTTATTACTGCACAAGCCATGGCTCTTGGAGATATGTTCAACAGAACAGACTACCCGTCTGCGGACGACATCGCACACCGCTTTAGTTTCAACGTCAACTACATGCCCGTCCCTGCATCTGGTGACTTTAGGGTTGACGTGGGCAACGAGGCGCAGAAAGAACTGCAAGAGAAGCTAGCCAAGCTTGCCGACCAACGTGTCGAGTCAGCTATCAACGGCTTCAAGCAACGGCTTCTCGAGCATCTCAAGCGTATGTCGGACAGGCTAGGTGTTGACGTCATCGCAGGCGAAGCTAGACCACGCAAGTTCCACGAGACGTTGCTAGAAAATGCCCATGAGTTGTGTGAGTTGGCTGAGTCTCTCAACATCATCAACGACCCGCAGATCGAAGAAGCACGCAAGGCGCTGAAGAAAGCTATCAACGGCGTTGACATCAAGGACTTACGCAAGGACATGGGTGCACGCACCGAGGTCAAGTCTCAGGTTGATGATATTCTCAACAAGTTTTCTTTTTAAGGAGGTAATGTGAACGCATTTAAGACGCAAGCTATTCGTGCCAAGCACAAGGTGACTATGCCCGAGGAGTATGTATTGGGTATGGTCAGAGCGCTTGAGCCGATTAGCACAACGCGTATTCTTAATCTTGCTGAGAAACAAGATGTCATGTCGCCTGCGACTACGCACAAGTATCTCAAGCAGATTGAACGCAAGAAACTTATACACAAAGTCAAGTCCGAAGACCAACGCATGCACGAGTTTGAAACGACAGGCAGAGGTCTTAGCTTTCTCGAGGAGTTACGTCATGCCTATAGATGAAGCCGAAGTATTGAAGCTGATGCGTGAGAACGCGGCGCTATGCAACCTTGAAGCTGAGGTTATCTTGGCTCTCAAAGCTAACGCAGTTGGCGATGAACAGATGTTGCAGAATCAAATCCAACAGATCATGCTATGCCTACAACGTATTGATGATGTGCGCAGACGTTACGGCAAGGAGGATGCATGACCCCCGAGGCTAAAGTAAAGAAGAGGGTAGTCAATGTTCTTAAAGAAAACGGCGCTTACTATTTTTTCCCTGCTACTGGTGGCTATGGGCGTAGTGGGGTTCCTGATATTGTTGGTTGTTATCGGGGTGTGTTCTTTGGTATTGAGTGTAAAGCAGGCAGTAACAAGCCTACTGCACTACAAGAAGCCGAGATGCGCAAGATACGTGAAGCGAATGGAATAACACTCGTTGTCAACGAGGACAACATTGACGACGTAAAGATTATGTTAAGGGATATATCATGAATAAAGAAGAAGCATACAAGATTGTGCAAGACGCGCTACATCAATGCACCGTCAAAGAAGCGCAGCACTGCGCGGTTGTTGTAATAGTCAACGAAAAAACTAGCACAGTCAAAGTCTATGGGTTGAACATCGACGAGATGGAAGTGCCGTCGCTTTTACTAGAAGCCGCTCAACAAGTGGCTGAGGGTTTTGATACAGAAGGGAGAACGCTGCAATGAAAACACCATACAACAACGGTAAGGTAAGTATCGGCTCAACATGGTACTTAAATAAAATAATAAACCCGCCATACGTAGAGTATGACGACAACATGCTAGAACTACAAAGCTACTTGATTCAAGACCCACGCGTGTTAAACAAAGAGTATTGGGCAAAGCGTATATACGTTGCTGTGCTCTTGTTCATTTGCACCATCATCTTAATGGCACACTAACCATGTACTTAATATACGACGAGGACAAAGAACTAATGCGCACAGTTGCTAGGCAAGAAGAAGCTAGGCAAATAGTTGAACAACGTGAGGGCTGGACATTCAAGTGTGTGCGCATGCCTGTAGCCAAGCCCGATTTATCTCAACTAGGGGAGGCACCATTTTGATTACGACCATAGTTAACTTACTAATACTTTTCGTGGCTACGTTTGCCATGGTAATTTTTATGCTTGTGTTTGGTTTCTTCGTGTTCATTATGATTGCCTGTACTTATATTGGGTGGAACGAGATCAAAGACAAATCAATTAGCAGTATTTGGAAACGAATTCAAAAGGAGCAGTAAATGTTAGAAAATGTAGAAGCAACAGAACCAAAGAAACCCGCCATATTATTTGTAGCTACACCAATGTATGGTGGTATGTGTGTAGGTGGATACACCATGGGTATCTTGAACTGCACTCAAGTGTTTATGCAGAACAACGTCAAGATGTACTACTCGTATATGATGAATGAGTCGTTGATTACCCGCGCGCGTAACGGATTAGCTTACGACTTCCTATCAACACCCGACGCAACCCACCTAATGTTTATTGATGCGGACATAAGCTTTAACCCCGCCGACATCGTGCGCATGATTAACGCCGACAAAGACATCATCTGTGGTCTGTATCCCAAGAAAGAAATCAACTGGCAGTTAGTATCGGATGCGGTCAAGCGGGGTGTGGACTACAAAGACTTGCCAAACTACACAGGGTCGTTTGTAGTTAACCTAGTGGGCGGTGCAATGGAGACCACAGGCAACATCAATGAGCCGATGGAGATCGACAACGGCGGCACAGGATTTATGTTGATTAAACGGGGGGTATTTGAGGCACTCAAAGACAAGGTGCCAACCTATACCAACGACATGATTCTTATTATTGACAAAAACCCACAGAAGAAAATCATCCATGAATATTTTGCAACTAGTATCGACGAGACATCCAACCGTTTGCTTTCTGAGGATTATCACTTCTGCAAACTGGCTAGACAGAATGGCTTTAAGGTATATGCGGCGCCTTGGGCTCAACTAACCCATAGCGGTACGTACAACTTCAGCGGCACACTGCCAAGGGGGTGAGATGAAAAAAGTAACAAGAAAAGAATTAGTAGACAACGTACTTAGCCCTGCATTTAAAAACGAAAATTTTGAAGATGTGTTGGGAGAAATAATTATTCGTTTACGTGCGGATTATCCAGAGGTTGCAAAAGGGCTTATGGATGCGGCTAAAGAAACACACAGAAAGCTAAAAGATGCTACCTAACTGCGAACTACTTAAAGTCGACGGCACACAGTTTCTCATCTTTAAAGGGCAAGACCTGATCTCAAACTATTTGAGAAAAGACCTGTACGAGAACGACATACATCAGATATGCCTCAAGCTTTTGGTTAATGACGAGGTGGGTACAGTGCTAGACATCGGCGCTAACCTTGGATCGTTTTGCCTACCGCTTGCTAGGAAAATATCAAAGCACACATATCACGCGTTTGAACCGCAACGTATTGTGTACTACCAACTTTGTGGCAACGCGTTCATAAATGGCTTGGACAATGTGCACTGCCATAACTTTGGGCTATCTAACAAGCGTGATCGCTTTGAGATTGAGATGCCTGACTATGCAAAGGAAACCAACATCGGGGCGTTTAGCATTGACGAAGATACACGTGCCAACGACTACGAGTGTGCGACTGTGGGCAAAGTTGAACCCATGGTTGTATTCCCGCTAGACGACGGGCAACACAAGAACGTGCGCTTGATAAAAATTGACGTTGAGGGTCACGAACTTGAGGTTATCAAAGGTGCGGTAAAAACTCTCAAACAAAACAACTACCCACCGATTATCTTTGAGGCATGGACATGGAAGCCTTGGTATCAAGAGAAGCGCAAAGATTTGTTTGAATATCTGCAAGGTATGGGATACGAGATCAAAGCAATGGGTCAGAATAATTTAGCCGTAAGGAAAAAATGAGCGCACCATTTGAACGCATGCTCGTGATTGATTTTGAAACACGTTGGGATAGTAAGTCCTACACGCTATCAAAGCTGACCACCGAGCAGTACGTACGCCACTCGCAGTTCAAAGCGTTTGGTCTAGCGTATAAAGATTTGGCAGATGAAGAGCCTCCTGTATGGGTGTCGCACGATGACATTCCTGCATGGGTCGAGTCGATTGATTGGGATACTACGGCAGTGGTGGCACACAACGCACAGTTCGACGTAGCTATTCTCTCTTGGGTGTATGGCGCTAAGCCATGCTTTGTCTTTGACACGCTGTCTATGGCTCGTGCGCTGTTTGGTGTAGAAGGCGGCAACAGTTTGGCTAAGCTTGCTGAGCGGTATAAGCTACCGCCCAAGGGCGAGGCAATCAACAGTAGCAACGGCTTGGCGGATTTGTCGTATGAAGTAGAGCAAGAACTTGCAGAGTATTGCAAGCACGACGTAACGCTTTGCCAACAGATATTGGAGAAGTTAGCCATGGAAGTAGAGGGCGGCTACCCAGTTAAAGAGTTAAAGCTCATTGACATGACGCTCAAAATGTTTATTAACCCTGTGCTTGAACTTGATAAGGAGATGCTAAGTGAGGCTATCGAGGAAGAGAAAGAAAAGCGTGAAGCTTTGCTTGAAAAAATTGGGGTGGAAGAGAAAGCGCTTGCAAGCAACGACCAGTTTGCAGATGTATTGCTTGGGCTTGGAGTTACGCCACCGAAGAAAGTTAGCAAGACGACAGGTAAAGAAGCGTATGCGTTTGCCAAGAACGACGCTCTATTCCAAGCGTTACTCAACTCCGATAATGAAGATGTATCGCTCATCTGTGAGGCGCGTCTTAAAGTTAAAAGCACGCTTGAGCGCACAAGAGCGCAACGCTTTGTGGACATTGCGGGACGAGGTACGCTCCCTGTTCCGCTCCATTACTACGGCGCTCACACCGGTCGTTGGTCTGCGTCCAAGGGTTCGGGGCTTAATCTACAGAACCTCAAGCGGGGGTCTTTCTTACGCAAAAGTATCTGTGCGCCGGAGGGTTACACCCTCGTTGTATGCGACCTTTCGCAAATTGAACCAAGGGTTCTTGCGTACCTCGCGGACTACCAACCCCTACTGGAAATCTTTGCATCGGGACAAGACGCATATGCGGCGTTTGGTGCGCAGATGTTCGGTATCCCTGGACTTAACAAGAAAGACCACGCAGACCTCAGACAGTCAGCCAAGTCCGCTCTACTCGGATGTGGGTATGGCATGGGTTGGGCTTCATTCTCTGCACAGTTACTTACAGGCTTTCTAGGCGCACCACCCACACGCTACGACAAAGCGTTTGCCAAGCAGTTGGGGGTAACTTCACAAGACATCGCTGACTTCCTTGGTTGGGAGAAAAACCTTGAGATGATGGCGGGTATACCACGCACTTGCACAGATGATGAGTTGTTGGTGCACTGCGTGTCTGCTAAAAAGATTATCGACATCTACCGAAGCAGAGCAAGAGAAGTTGTTAGCTTTTGGGATTTGTGTGGTGGGCTAATTAAGCACAGCTTAGCTGACGGAAAAGAATACACGCACAAGTGCTTGACATTTTCTAAAGAAAGCATAAGATTACCAAGTGGGTTGTCTTTACGATACCCTGACTTAACTGGTTCGGCTGATGAAAAAGGTCGTGTTCAGTGGCATTATGGCGTCGATAAAAAGAAGCTATACGGCGGTAAGGTAGTAGAAAACGTGGTGCAAGCAGTTGCACGTTGCGTCATGACAGACGGCATGCTCAGGATACAAAAGAGGTATTCCTGCGTATTAACCGTTCACGATGAGGTTGTAGTGTTAGTTCCCGAGGACGAAGCCAAAGAAGCAGAGGCTTGGGTTTTAGAGCAGATGGTGGCAGACCCACCATATATGAAAGGAATCCCGCTTGATGCGGAAACAGGCTGTAACAAACGATATGGAGAAGCAAAATGATGCCAATACCCAAAGAAGTAACGGTCGGTAAGACCAAAATCAAGATCAATCAACCAACGTCGCTTATGGTACGCGGTAAACCATGCAGAGGTTGTTTTTGTCGCTCAGACAACAGCATTGATGTAGCAAGAAAAGATATACAAGGCAACTTCTTCAGTAGAGAAGAGCGCAGAGAAACGTTTTGGCATGAGATTACTCACGCCATACTGCACGACATGAAGAACAAACTAAGCTACGACGAGAAGTTTGTAACCGCCTTCTCTCAGCGTTTAGACCAAATCGTCAAGACTGCGAGGTTCTGATGAAAATTAAATGGTCGCACTCAGGGCTTAAAGACTTCGAGGGTTGTGCAAGACGTTACCACGAAGTTAAGGTTCTTAAGAACTACCCGTTCACAGACACTACGCACACTATCTACGGCAAGCAAGTGCATGAAGCGGCTGAACTATACGTACGTGATAGCGTACCATTACCCCCTGAGTTTGACTATATGCAACCCACCCTAGACGCACTGCTTAAGAAGACAGGGCGCAAACTGACCGAGCACGAGATGGGGCTTAAGGAGGATTTGTCGCCTTGCAGTTTTAACGATGCAGGTGTGTGGGTGCGTGGCATAGCTGACTTGCTAATCATTGACGACGATGGGCTCAAAGCTAGAGTGGTGGACTACAAGACAGGCAACGACAAATACCCTGACCGCGACCAGTTAACCCTGATGTCTTTGATGGTGTTTGCCCACTTCCCCCACATCCGTCAAGTGAACTCGGCTCTGCTATTCGTTGTAAAGAACTCGATGGTCACACAAGTGATGACCGTAGAAGAGAAAGACGAGCATTGGTGGCGCTATCGGGAGAGGGTAGCCAAGCTTGCTGCTTCGTACGACAATAATGTTTGGAACCCTACGCAAACGCCTTTATGCGGTTGGTGTCCTGTCAAGACATGTGAATTTAACCCCAAGCACTAGGAGAACAAAATGGCAACAAAACGCAACTACGCACAAGAATACGCAAACTACGACGGCACCGAAAAGGTAAAGAAGAAGCGCGCGCAACGCAACAAAGCAAGACGTATGCTTGAGCGTGAAGGTGTGGTACACAAAGGCGACGGCAAAGACGTTGACCATAAGAAACCGCTAAGCAAGGGTGGCACAACAGTTCGCTCTAATTTAAAAGCCGTACCCGCATCAGCAAACCGCTCATACAAGCGCACGTCAAAGGGGGCAATCAAATAATGGGCATATCAGACGAAGACTATGCAAAGGCTCTTAATGAACACTACCAACAACAAGCACAAGCAATAATAAGGGAACAAGAGAAACAACGAATGATGGGGGCACACACAACCACAGGAGCACTGCATTACCCAGCACAACAAGCAACCATAGGTATTAAACCGTTGCGAGAACAAGACCTAAAGCATGACGCTATGCAAGCGCCGTTAAGTTCGTTGGCTGATATGTGGACAATGCGTTGGGATAACCAGTGGGTCAACGAAACTGAGTTTATGGACGATGACTTTTGGAGGCTTGCATTAATTCGCTTGCTTGGCGCTAACAAATTAGAAAAACATAACTTAGTAAACCAGTATCACGCGGTTTACAGAATCATCACTTAACATGCAGATCATAGAAAACAAAGCGTTGTTATTTAAGACACGCAATCCTGAGAAATACAGCATCATCCCCCGCCACAAGATTGTTAGCGAGAGCAACGGCACATACGAAGTAGCGGTGCACTGGGGGTTAGATGAAGTGCGCGTGCTTCGCAACCTAGGTGTGAAGAACCCCCCATCGCCCATCACCGCCAAGTACAACTGGCCCGGACGCTTCAAACCATTTGTTCACCAAGTCGATACATCATCGTTCTTGACAATGAATCGCAGAGCGTTTGTGTTTAACGACCCCGGAACTGGCAAAACGTTCTCAGCATTATGGGCGGCTGACTATCTGATGAATCTTGGGCAGGTGCGTAGGTGTTTGATTCTATGCCCCCTGTCTATCATGCACGACGCATGGATTAGCAGTATAGGCAAGAGCGTCATTCATCGCTCAGTTATCGCGGCTCATCACGTCCAAGCAACACGTCGTATAGAAATGGTGCAAGGTGACTACGAGTTTGTGGTGGTTAACTACGATGGATTGAACCTAATTGCAGAAGAGATTATTAACGATGGTCGCTTTGATTTAGTTATCGTGGACGAAGCAAACGCATACAAGAACGTAAGCACCAAACGTTGGAAGTCGCTCAACAAGATATTAAAGCCTGACACCATGCTTTGGATGATGACTGGCACTCCTGCATCACAGTCGCCTGTCGATGCTTACGGCTTGGCTAAGTTAGTGAATCCTAACGGCGTACCCAAGTTTGCTACTGCATGGCAAGATAAAGTCATGGCTAAAGTCAGCAAGTTCAAGTGGCTACCCAAACCCAATGCGCAACAAGAAGTGTACAACGCGTTGCAACCCGCAATTCGATACACCAAAGAGGAATGTACCGACCTACCGCCTGTGCTTACCGAGACCCGCGAAATACCTTTGACTGCACAACAAGTTAAGTATTACCGCTTGCTCAAAGACAAGATGGTGCTACAAGCCGCAGGCGAAACAATCACAGCAGTAAACGCCGCGGCGGGTGTATCAAAGCTACTTCAAATCTCTGCGGGAGCGGCTTACACAGATGAGAAAGAGGTAGTTGAGTTTGACTGCGCGCCTAGGCTGAACGTGCTACTTGAAGTTCTTGAAGAGACTAGCCGTAAGGTTATTATCTTTGCACCGTTTAGGCACAGCATTGAAACGATTTCTACTTTCTTGCAAAGACACAACGTAGATTGTGAAGTGGTGCATGGCGACGTTGGGGTCAACAAGCGCACAGATATTTTCAAGCGCTTCCAAACTACTGATAAGCCACGCGTTTTAGTAATTCAACCGCAAGCGGCATCACATGGTGTAACATTAACTGCGGCTGATACTGTAATATTCTACGGACCAGTTATGTCTGTAGAGACGTACTTGCAGTGTATTGCACGAGCAGATCGTATTGGGCAAACCAGCACAAACGTAACGGTGATACACTTACAAGGTAGTGAAATAGAAAAACGAATGTTTGCACAACTTGAGAAGCGTGTCGAAGGACATGACCTCTTGTTGAGTCTGTATAGGGAAGAAATTAGTTCTTAGTGAAAACCCTATTTCAGTTGTAACGTCGTCTCTATAGGTGTAAAATATTTTACAAAGGAGCATATAAATGCCAAACGAAGATGAAGTAATACCGCTAGATAAACTAGCGCGTGTGTATCGCAAGATATATACAAAAGTTCAAGAACTGACTCAAGAGTACGAGAGCCAAATCGAAGAGCTTAAAGCCAAACAAGATGAGATCAAGAACGCCATGAAGGACCAAATGATGGCGCTTGGAACTAACTCGGTGCGTACGCCCGAGGGCACAATCATCTTGTCTCAAAAGACTCGCTACTATACAGACGACTGGGATTCATTCAAGACGTTTGTCGTGGAGCATGACGCGTTGGATTTGTTTGAGAAGCGCATAGCGCAGAAGAACATGGCAACGTTCTTGGAAGAGAACCCCGGTGTAGTTCCTGCGGGTTTGAATTCAATGTCTGAGTATGCAGTAACTGTTCGTAAACCAACTAAATGAAGGAAACATCATGGGCGAAATAGCCAAATTTAATCCTGCACAAGTACCCGCCTTTGCTCGCAAAGGTGAATTATCCGATCTTGCCAAAAGCCTTGCAGGTGGCGTAGGCATAAACAGCAAACGCATTTCTATCAAGGGCGGTGTATTCCGCTTGATGGCTGACGGTAAAGAGATTACATCAATCGACGACCGCCACCTTGATGTTGTGATTGTTAATGCAGCACCAAAAATCAGCCGTACATTCTATGCAGGCACATACGAAGAAGGCGTCAACAAAGCGCCTGACTGTTGGTCTGCTGATGGTGAGAAACCTGATGCAAGCGTTGAAGAGCCACAAGCTAGTGACTGCGCATCATGCCCAATGAACGTTAAAGGTTCGGGTCAAGGCGATTCCAAAGCCTGCCGTTTCTCTCAGCGTCTTGCAGTGGTTCTTGCCAACGACATTGGTGGTGATGTAATGCAGTTGACTTTAGCGGCTACATCAATCTTTGGTAAAGAAGAAGGCGACAAGCGCCCACTACAAGCGTACGCACGTTACCTTGCGGCACAGAATGTTAGCCCTGAGATGCTTGTTACACGCTTACGTTTTGATACCAAGGCGGCAGTACCCAAGTTGTTCTTCCAACCAGTGCGTTACTTAGAAGAAGACGAGTATGCAACGGTAATTGAGAAGGGTCAGTCTGTAAGCGCTAAAAACGCAATCACAATGTCTGTATCCAAGCCTGCTGACAAGCCACTACAACTTGAAGGTGCAAAGCCTGCGGCTAAAGCCAAGGTAGCGCAAGTTGAGGTTGAGACTGACGATGTTGACGAGCCTGAGAAACGCAAGCCAGCTACAAAGCCAAACGCTGTTCCGCAGAAAAAAGCCAGTAGCTTAGCCTCTACCGTTGAGGAGTGGGATGATGAATAAGCTGATTCTTGGAGTTGTTTTATCATTAACCGCTCTCTCGGTTTACGCACAATGCAGAACTTCAACAATCATGACGCCTGATGGCAGAATGGTCGTCTGTACAACGTGTTGTGACCAATGGGGTAATTGCAACAGTACTTGTTTTTAAGGACGGGGGCGCAAGCCCCCAAACAAACATGGCTTATTCAGAAGAAATCAAACAAGCAACAAAACAAGCGCCTAAGTCTTTGGGAAACCAACTTGGGCGGTGGGCTATTCATCTAGACTTCCCAGTCATTGAGATAGCCAAATTTACAGGCGCAACAAGGCAAACGGTATACAACTGGTTTAAGGGTAGCGAAGTAACGCCCTCATACAGAAATAGCGTAAGTTCTTTGTTGAACATTTTATCCACAAGTCATTCAGCAGAAGAGGCACTCAGAAAATGCATACGCAAATAAACCCTACGTCACTATCTAAAACCGAATGGCACTTAACTAAACGTATCAAATAACTCAAGGGGTATCACATGGCGTCGCAGGAATTCCTAGCGACTGTGCTACCGTCTTCGGGTCTGTATTGCACCGTTGAAATAAGCACAGCAAAAAGAGAGCACGTGTTTGTCGACACAATCGACGAACTGTATAGTGCTGCCATGGCGTTTGACGCAAAGGGATACAACGCATTTTTCGCGCTTGCATCGTTTAGTGCCAAAGAACGTAAGGCAGAATCGGCAGTAAAAATTAAGTCGCTGTTTTTGGATATTGATTGCGGAGAAGGAAAAGAGTATCCCAACAAAGCTGAGGCAGCTAAGGCATTAGATTCATTTATAACAGAAAGCGGACTTGCTTCGCTAGGCTCTCCTTGGATTGTTTCAAGCGGGGGTGGGCTACATGTCTATTGGCCTTTCACCGAAGAAGTAACCATTGAAGCTTGGAAACCTGTTGCAGAGAACCTCAAACGGCTTTGCAGAAAGCAGGGCTTTAAGATTGATGCCGCAGTTACGGGCGATGCGGCTAGGGTGCTACGGGTGCCTGATACGCACAACTACAAACAAGAGAAGCCACGCAAGGTAACGATCAAGCATAAAGGCGACGTGTTTGATTTTGAGACGCTTTCTACGACCCTGAGAGACCTAATCGGGCAGTCGGCATACGAAACCATAGCGCCTTTGCAAATCCCCGGCAAACGCCCCAAAGCCCCTCCAACAGCCAATAGCGTAAAGCTAATAGAGAACAGCATTACATTCTTTAAAACTATCGGCGATAAGTGCGGGCAGATCAATTATTACCGTGAGAACGCTACCAAAGACGGCATGGAACCCCTGTGGCGTGGCATCCTCAGCATAGCTAAATATTGCGACGATGGAGAAGAGGCAGGCTTGGCAATCTCAGCCATGCACCCTTACGAGATCGACCGCCATATGGAGAAGTGGAACGCTATCAAGGGTCCGTATGGGTGTCTTAAGTTTGACGAAGCTAACCCCGGCATCTGCGAGAAGTGCCCACACTTTAGCAAGATTACCAACCCACTAGCCCTAGGCAGAGAAATTAAGGTTGATAACGCTCCCAAGGAAGTCGTTGTGGAGAAGGCTGAAGATACACCAGAAGCTGAGGCAAAAACCATAACCCGCCCCACACCGCCCAAGAATTTCAGCTACGGCGCTAACGGTGGTGTCTTTATGGACAAGCTACTGGACGACGAGGACGGCAAGAAATCGCGCAAACAAGTCATGCTACTACCTTACGATCTGTTTGCGGTGGACATTCTTAACAACGAGGGCGATCACTTGGTGCATATGATTGCTATGCGCCCCGAAGGAGCTATTGATATATTGCTTCCTCAGAAATCTGTTGTCAGTAAAGATGAAACGGTTAAGGCTTTGGCTAATCAGAACATCATCGCCTCGTATGGTTCAGGTAACGACAAGAATCTGTTTGAGTATGTGCGTGGTTGCGTAGAGTTTGTAAGCGCCAACAAGCGTGCAATCAAGGTGCCCACTAACTGCGGGTGGCAAGAAGACAAGTCGTTTGTATACAACAGCACCGTGTACTATCAAGGCGGCAAGGAAGTGTATGTACCGACCCCTGCTTTGGACAACATCAACAAGGCGACCAAGCCAACCGGCACCGTAGAGAACTGGCGCAAGGTCTTCAACATGCTGATTGCTAAAGAAGAGTGGCAATTGTTAGCCATGGCGCTTGTCGGGCCGGCATCCTTGCTTATGGACTTTACCAAGTTCAACGGTTGCGTTTACCACCTAGGTTCTTCGGAATCCGGCACAGGTAAGTCGTTGACCCTTGAGTTAGCGGCTAGTTTCTTCGGGCACCCTGAGCGCTACCGTGTAACCCAAAGCACATCTATCGTTGCGTCGCAACAACGCCAAGGTTTGCTCAACAGTCTGCCGTTCATTATTGACGAGACCACCAGTAAGAGCCGTGACGACTTCGAGTGGCTACCTGAGTTCCTGCTTGACTTAACGCAGGGTAAAGGCAAAGACCGCATGAAGCAAGGCACCAACGAGGAGCGTATCAATAACTCTACTTGGCAACTGCTTGTGCTTCTCTCATCCAACACCCACGTCATGGACTACCTGTCAGGCGCGCGTAAGCATGCGTCTCAGGGCGAGATGTTCCGTCTGCTTGAGTTAAAGATGAACCGCAAGCTAAGGTGGGCGCCTGATGAAGCCAAAACTTTGGGTCTTCTCAAGGACAACTACGGCGTGGTTGGTCGGGAACTAATCAAGTGGCTTGTGGCTAATCGTGAAACCGCTAGAAAGCTTTACCTTGAGGTGCATGAGCGCGTAAAGGAAGAGTTCCAAGCTAACGACGATGAGCGCTATTGGACTGCGGGTAACGCTTGTATCATCACCATGATTCAGTTACTCGGTAAAAAGCATGCCAACCTGATTGACATACCGATTGGTCCGATTGTTGATGTATTAAAAGGTATGGTAGTAAGCGCCCGTTCCACAATATATGGTAGTCAAAGAAGTGCCGAAGACATTCTTAACGCTTACACCCGTGAGCACTACGGCAAATTTGTGGTTGTCAAAATGGTGGATGGTACGTTAAAAGCTACCCTTGGCGACGATGGTAAGATTGACCAATCTATTACTCGAACTAATGTAGCCGGTCGAGTTGAGCATGGGTTTACGCCGGGGCACGTCAACTACTACATTGAGATTCAACTAATCAAGGCGCACTGCGTAGCTATGAGTTATGGCTACTCGGACTTCAAAGAGCAGCTTGAGAAACTACCAAACTTTAAGGTAGATACATGTAAACCAAACATGCTGTCTAGAACGCGTGGTCCGGAAATGCGTGTCAATGCTTTAAGAATATGTCGCCCAATTACAGAAGACGATGAGGAAAATTAAGGTGCATTACCCTTGGGTTAACACCCCCGTCAAGGGGGCTTTTTTTGTGCCAACGCTAAAGCTAGCAGAGACTAGAGAAGAAGGGCTCAAAGCCGCCATACATAGCGGCATCATTGGCAAAGCCGAGTTTGGTGTACAAAACGGCAAGATCGGGGTGCTATTTAAGAGGGTTTAGACTTATTAAGCGCCTCAGCCATCTTGATTCTAATTGCGCGTAACTGCTTGATTTTCTCAGCTTTCTCGTCAGCGCTCATGCGCTTGTCTTCACGAACCGCTTTTTCAGCGGCAGCTAGCTGACCCATCTCTCTAGTAAACGCACCGGCGGCTTGCTCAATCATCAACTCGTTGCTGTATTTACGTACAAAGGCTTCGATCTCTTCTTTGTTGCCCTTGGCGGCAATCTGCTTTAGCGTATTAGAAGCTTGTTGCGCGCGCTCTGCGGTCTCGTAGGCTGCGTTAATTACCCCGCTTGCATCGTTAGGTTGAAAGAAACCGCCAACAATTGGGTACTGGCTAGGCATTTTGGTGGGTGAAGCCACGTCTGTTGTTGGTGCAAGCACAGGATTTAAGGCGCTAGTAAGCGCAAGCGTTAGGCCACCGCCGTATGCCTTGGCTAAGTAATCAAGCATCACAGGCGATAGCAGTTCTTTATCAAGGCTAGATACCCACTTGGCTAATTCAGTTGTTTGTGGGCGCTCTCTGTAGCCGGGCAGCATTCTTTTCTCTTTTGCGGACTCAATATCTTGACCGGTAAAGAACGAGAAATTAGCAGTTGCTTCGATTGCTGGCTTGATTGCCTGCGGTAAACCAATTGGGTTACTGTTAGAAGCGGCTTGCTTGAAGAACTTAAGTACGTTCTTAGCTTCTTCGTCATTAAACATCATGTTAAATACTGCTTCGGGTAAACCCTTAAACACGTATCCAAATTCAAACGGTGTTGGGACTCTGATCGGTTCGTCAAGGAACGGCACCCTGATAAACCAACTGTTGTACTTAACAAACGGATCAGCATTTTTATATGCCTCGTCGTCTTGCATAGCTGCAGCGTACATCATGGTAAACAACGCCAAGTACGTACCGCGCTTAAACATCTTCATACGCAAATCTTTTTGTCCGCCTAGGTTGCTAGTTCCCTTAAACGACTTGGCAAACATAGTCAAACCTTGAACCTGTGTGTTCATGAACGGTACCAAAGTAGACATCCAATACACGCTTGGCGATAAACCACGCTTATTTACGTTTAGCGACTCTAAAACAGCTAGCTTAGCCCGCATAGGCGTCATGCCTTGTTTTAGGTATGCGTTGTACATAGCTACACGGGTAGCCGCATCACCCTTCATAGCGGCCCGATCTAATTTAGCTAGCAACATTTGCCAACCCGTTTTACCACTGGTAATCTGCAACATGATTCTGCTCATGTCCTCTGGCATACCGGTAAACAGTTGACCGCCCACTAAACCAGCTCGTTGTAGTTCTTTCTCAGTCTGGTTCTTGTTAGCCCACATGCTGCCAAGTTCTTTGGTAGCGTCAATTACAGGCTTAGCATTTGCGCCTGAGTAAAGCCACATTGCCGTAGAGTCTTTAATGATCTGCCGCACAGAATACGCAGGATCTCTAGTAATCATGGTGCGCAGCCAACGGCTTGGCAAACCTAAAATCTTAACTGCCACAGGTATCTGCAGCTTAATACCGTCAAGCCCTTTAATTAACAGGTCAGCAGGTATATCTTCAAAAGGTGTATCTTTGGTATTCAAGCGCCAAGCCGCATCCACACCGTCTATTTTTGCCCTAATAATGTCTGTGCCAGTTAGCTTGGGGCTAACACGTGTGGCAATTTTAGTCTGCCCTGTGCCAATCTTCTCAAGTTGTTGGGCTAATTGACCTGTGGCTAAGTTACGTAAAGCTAAATCAACCAATACAGCTGTATTTTGAAACGCGCTTTCTTCAAAGTTGACCAACATCTCTTTGCCGCCAACCAACTCATCTAGGTAAGGCTGATCTGTTAAACGCCCTACATTTATAACTTGCTCGCCTGAGATAACTAGTTGCGCAATACCGTCACGCACCCTGTAAAAAGGCACGTAATCGTTGTATTTAGTTAATCGAGCACCTTCTTCTTTAGAAATAGCGCCTGTCTGAACTGCAAAATTAATTAAATCTTTGTTGTACTCAGCATAAACTTTAGCCGCTTCTTCAAATATAGGTTTAGCGCCGGCTTGTTCAATATTAGCAACAACGTCTTTTAATTCTTTTTCTGTTATCCGTAAGTCTGAAGCTAGCGTTTTTAACCCAACACGCTTAGCACGTATAGCTACTAAATACAAACCAAACAAATTATTAATGGCCTGCGCATTACCAAGCATTTTTGCTCGTTGCAATATATTGCCAACCTTAATTAAGTTAGCGCCATCTTTTTTACCAAGCACTTCCATTTCACCAGCGGCATTCTTAGTTAGCTGTGGTACGCCATCAGTAGCAGATTGAGCCGTCAAATTTAAACGCTGATCTGTTTGACGTAAGTACATAGTAGTTTGCAAAGCTGACACAGAGTCAATCATGCCTGCGCTCTCGGCTTTTTCTATAATCTTTGTGGCAGGCGCTAAGCGGTCAATAAACTGTGTGTAACCAGGCAAGCCAAGCACGTTTGCAAAAATGCCATCTTTAACTGATTTTTTCTGCGCAAACAGTTTGTTAATAACATCAATCGACTTCTGTTCTACTTCACGGCTGTAACTTGTAGGGGCCAAGAAAGCTGTTTTGCCGTCAGGAGTTCTGTATGCTCCGAGCCTGCCACCCTCATATTGCTTTTTAGCTTCGCGGATTAAATTAAATATTTCCTGCGTTGTTTTGCTAGGCATGTTGTCAAAGCCAGCGCCCGTAAAGAACTTGCGCACGGCGTTAACAATCATCTTAATAAAGTCTTTTAAAGCTGAGCTTGCTTTGCTAGGTAACGGACGTTCTGCGGTGTGTGCTACCATTTCACGAGTAACAAGCATGCGCATTGCTTCTTCAGACATGTTAGTGCCTTTAGCTGCGGCAAAAGCTTCAGTTACATCATCATATACACCTAGTTCAGTAGCTAATTTAAGTACGCCTTCTTCTCCATCGGCAAACACTTTTTTAACAAGCGCCTTCATGCCCGCCGGGCCAAGTAAAGTATCTACTGCGTAGTGTCCAATAAGCTCGTGCTCAATGGTTTCTTGCAGGTCATTTAGGTCCGTGTGCGCGTCACCAATAACTACTACTGTGCCATCAGGCATTACGCCACCACGAACTTTAGTCAAGTCTTTGCCAGCGGCAACCGCATCGTTTATAAATTGTTGCGGTGCATCAGAAATGTTTTTAGCGTATATAAAGTTAACGCCTGTAGCTAACGTTACTTTTTTACTACTTGTTTCTTCAATAGTTTTTTCAGCTTGTTGTGTATTTAAACCAACTGCTTGAAGTGCTTTTTTGTACGCTTGAGCAACAGTTGCACTATATTCAACAGAATCGTCTATATATAAAGCAGAATGTGCTTTGTGCCATTCATTACCTATTTGGCCTCTGTCAGTAGCCATCATGTATTCAATATATTCTTTAAAATCTTCGTAATTTTCTTTTTTAGCGTACTCTACAAAGTTTTCATGAATTATTGATTTGTCTTTGTTGTAAAGTTTTCTTAATGCTTCAAATATTTCGTTGTTAAAAGTTTCATCAAAAACAGATGCTTTATCTACGCCTTTTTCAAATTTGTCTTTGTTGTAAATAGCTTTGTACGTATTTTCAAATAACGTAAGCACCCCACCTGTAACTTTGTCCGCACTATGCTCAAGATCGCCCATAGCATCAGGCCAATGGGTACCGTATTTTTTATAAAAGTTATCACTAAAATCAGAAGTATCGTCAATGCCAAGAGATAAGCCACTCAAAGCATTTTGAACAATCATTTTTCTAAAGTCAGCATTAACATCGGCTAATTTAGGTATTTTTATTGGCAGACTAAACGCGCCTAAAGCAGTGGTTACAGCACGCCTTGTTGGGTCAAACCCTTGCTTTTTAATTAAGTCATTAATAAACGAGTCTGCAACAAACATATCAATGCCGCCCGATTTGCCGGGTTTGTCACGGAACATTGTTCTGTTAATTGTTTCTTTATCGTCAAATTCAGCTTCAACTTGTCCTTGAGAATAAAATTCGTCTAACGCTTTGTTGTATAGCGTTGTTTTGTTAAGAGCAACGTATTTATCAAAAGCTTCACCTTGTAACCCAAGTTCTTTGGCCTTTTTCTTAGCCACAGTTTCAGCAGCACGAGCAAAACTATTGGTTCCTGTACGAAGCGCATGCTTATGTACAGCTTTTTCAGGATTATTACCAATACGTAAAAGATCTTTTTCTGCATTAAGTAAAACTTGTAGTTCTCTAGCTGCTTCACGCGCAGCGTTTGCATTTGTTGTGTTTCCAAGTTTAGCGGCAACTACAGCTTGCGCATTAAAGTCTTTTATAGTGTCTTCTAGCTCTTGCAAAGACATTCTGTTTTCAGATGTGCTTTCTTTGATTTCTTTACGAGCTTTGTAGCTAAGCACAAAATCAACTGCGTTTTCAATAGACTCAAGATTAATATCACGCAAAGCTCTTTCGCCACGGGCATTCAAACGCCCTATCATTTGCTTAATAACTTCTTTCTTCTTTTCTAGCTCATCAATAAGCTCTTTAGGCGCTTTAAGTTTGTTTTGCTCGTAAATTTGATCTTGATATTCGTTTTTCTTAGCATTAAGCGTCTGCGACATGATCATCATAGCTTGCGTTTTATCCGCAGCCTGCTCTGCTTCAGACTTTAATTTGGTTTCGGTTGGGGTAATTGCTAATTTCTGCACAGCAGAAACAGCTAATTTCATTTTGTCTTTTGTTTTTTGTAAATCTTCATAAGCTTTAGTTAACGCTTTTTCTTGTTGCGCACCTAATTTTTTTGGTGTACCGTTTTTACTAACAGCTATTTCAATTGCTGGTGCTTTTTCTTTTGGCCCAAGCTCTTTAATAATAGTTGCAAGATCAACAAAAGGCGTTAGTTCTTTAACTTTTTTAGCGGTTTTAGGTATTACTCCCGTTTCGCTTGCTAGTTTTTGTGCTTCAAGACGCGCAATCTTGTCTTCAAGCAAAGTAATCTGCATTTGATCTGCCGCAAAAGCAGCGCCAGCAGCACGTTGTTTTTGTAACGTTTCTAAAGTTTTAGCGTTAACTTTTGTACTAGATTTAACTGTGTATGTAATTCCGTTGTACACAACACGATACTGTTTAGTTTGGCTTACTATTTGTGCATTAGCTTGCGCGGCCGCTTTAACACGTTCCGCAATAGTTTTATCAAGTAGCGCACGCTCATCTCTAAAATTTTTACCTTCTGCAGAAATACTTTGCTTTTGTTCTTTTGTAGGTTGCTTAAACTGTTTAAGTAAATCATTAAGTTTTTTTCTAGCTTCTACAACAGTTTCATCAGCGTTTACAGCAGCGCGTACTTTGTCTAAATCTAAAGCAGATTCAATACTCTTAATAGTTTCGTCTGAATAGCTAAAAAGTTGCGTTGCCGCTTTTTTAGCTTCGAGTGTGTCTTCACGTTCTTTTTTAGTAGCGGGCAGCTCGTTAAATTCTTTAGCTTGTAAAACTTTTAACTTGGCATCGTACTCTTCCATTTTAGCTTGAGCCGCAGTGCGCATTTTTAACGCATGCAAATGCCGTTCAGGAGCAGTTTTAATAGACTCTAAAACCGCTTTATGGTGCGCATAACGAGCCATTAATACTTCTTCTAGCTCAGACGAAGCGTTAGTAAGTAATGTTTCGTAAACGCTTTTTGGTTTTAGCTTTTTATCTTTACGGCTAACGTACGCTTTATCTTCTTTTACGTATACTTTTACGCCTATTATGTTTTCAATATCTTTTATGCGGTCTATAAATTTTTTACGAATATCAAAATACTGTTGTTTACGCTGCTGTTGTTCTTCTGTACGAACGCTTGTACCTCGAATAAATCCAGGAATATTTGCAAATCTATAGTCTGCATTTAACTGACTAAGCTCACTAGCTATTTCATTAAGTAAACGTACATAGCCAGCAAATGTATCTGTAAGTTCGTTTTCTTCTTTAGCGTTCTGTGCAGCTTGTTGTAGCGTTTTAACTTGCTCTGCTATAGTGCCATCAGGAGCATAGTAAAAATAAGGGTCTTTGGCATATTGAGATGCCGGACGACGAAGCGCCGAAGCAAGCGTTGCACGCCCCATGCCACTAGGTTTAGCAAACTGAGTAAGCCATTCTTCGGTTTCTTTTAAGCGTTTATTAAGTTCTGCTAAAGAACCAATATCTTTAAGATCTTTTACTCGCCCAAGCTCTTCAATTTGTTCGTTAATGTCTTTAAGTTGACGATTAGCTGCTCTTTTGCTTTGGGTAAATAACTCTAACTGAGCGCCTTCTTCAACATCAGCGTAACTGTCTAGCAACTTGTTAATGTCTTTAGCTACATCACCTGCATATTTTTTGTTTACGTCTTGCCCAAGCGTAAGCCTATGTAACTGTTCGTCTACTAAATCAAGTACGTTGTCAATTTGTTTGTTGTCAACATCGTCTCGTTTATCTTGTTCAATTTTGCCTTTAACAAAAGTAGATGCCCGTATTAAAGTTCTGCCTACATCAAAAGCATTTTTTGGCAAACCAAGTTGATTTTGTAAACGGCTACCAACATTAAGAGCGTTATCCAACAAACGATCAATGCGCTTTTGATCTGTTTCTTTAGGTTGTTTTTCAGTTTTTTGTAAAGTTAAAAGGTCACGTTCTTTTGGAATTCTTTTTAAAGGGCCACCTGTTTCGCCAGGCTTTTTCTCTTTAAACTTACCGCGCATCAAGCTGTACTTTATTTGCGCTAATTTATCTTGCACGTAACCACGATGCTCTACCAGTTGAGGTGCTTTTGATTTTTCAAACCCTGTCATGCGCTCAGATGGTTGCCCCGTAGCTCTTGCACCAATACCAAATGCACGTAAATCTTTAACTAAATTAGCAGGCAGTCTTGGACCATAGTCAAACCCAACACTGCCCAAAGCGTATTCACGACTTAAATACGGTTGTGTTCCTTCAGGCGCTTCTTGTGTTGTGTCTAAATTTTCATACCCAACTATCTTACGGGTTGTATAGGCAGGTCTTGCAATTTTGCCAGCACGCATTTGCGCTGGAATAGTAACTTCTTCATAAATAGGTTTAGCTTTACCAGATTGAACTTGGGCAAATTCGTTTTCTTTTAGTTGCCCACGAGCAATAGCGTCTGTTAAAACTGCATCAAGTTGCTCAGCTATTGATTTAGCTTCGCCTTCAGTTAAAGGGTCTAAGCCATTAGATTTACGATACGCATCTGCTTGAATTAAGGCACTATTAATATAGTCTTGCTTTAATTCATCAAGTTTTTGTATAGCTAACTCTTTGGTTGTTGCAGCGCCTTCGTATCCTTTACCTAAAAAAGAATTTTCAGCAACATCATCAAGCGTAAGCCGGATATCATCAAAAAGCTCTTGCTGTTTGTCTATTTGACGACGTGTTTCTTTTTGATACTCAAGCTGGCTTAAATTAGGTGCAACTAAATCAACAGACTGCGGTAGCTTACGTTTTGCTTCTATTAAAGCAAGATTAACAGTTTCTTTGTCTTTATTTAGCTCAAGAGTACGTTTAGCCGCATTTGCTAAACGCTCAAGTTCGACGTATGCAGCTTCATTAGCAATTGCTTGATTGTAAAACTTTGTGGGTTTTCCGGCGTCGTCAAAAAACTTTTTATCTAAAAGCTCCATGCGTGAAGCTTTGTATGCTTTTAGTCTTTCTTGCAAAATGGGATATGCCAGTCTAGCGTTTTCAAGCACTTCATCACGTTGCTCAGGCGTCATGTCAGCAGTTTCAATTAACTGCTGTGATTTTTGACCTAATTCTTTTTCAGCGCCTAAGCCTAAAAGATTTTTTACATCTTTGGTTAATATTCCAGCATCGATATTTGCTTCTAGTTTTTTACGCTCGTTTGATGTAACTTGTTTGCCGGACTTATTTAATAGTTGCTCAAGCCCTTTTTGACGAATAAGTCCAGGTTCAGAAACATCAAGCGGTATACCTTCTTTTGGATCGTAACGTCCAGTAGTTTCGCTAGTAACTGTATAGCCTTTACGCGTTGCCAGTCTTGCATCAACGTAATCACGGGCAAAATCAGAAGCGCTACGAATCTCATCAATCTGTTGCTGTAAAAATGCTTTACGGGCTTCTTCTTGTGCTGTAAGTTTTTCTCTAGCTTCTTTTTCTTTTAACTTTTGCAGGTCAAGCATTGCACGATCGGCGTCTGCTTTTTCTTTTAGCGTTAACTCTCTACCGGCAACGGCACCTGATTTAGTAAGCCCCGGTATGACATTACCAAACTCGTCAGTAACTAAGTCCGCAGTAGCAGCAATTTCTTTAGTCTGCTTTTGAATTCTCTCTTGCTCTTTGCGTTGCGCTAAAGTTGGGGGTAGCCCTGGTGTATCAGGTGCAATCTCACGCAGGCTTTCTGTAATCTGGTCAAGCTCAAGACGTAAGTTTTTTCTTTCAGCAGCAGCTTCGCGCTTTAACTGTTTTTCTTCGTCAGTCTGTGATTTAATCTTAAGAATGCCGTCAAGTACGGTCATCTCTTCTTGTAGTCTATCACGCTTTGACACTAGCTCGTTTACGTATTCAGGCGTAGCTTTGTACGCTTCTTCCTCAGCAGTTTGAGCAGCAAACTGTTCTGCTCTACGTTTTTCTGTAATATCTGCAAGTTCTGATCTAGCTTGCGCACGGCTTACTGGTGAAGCAAGAGCACCGACGCTAGGACCAACCAACCCAGCCTGATATGCCGCTTCGCCATATTCTTTTAAAGCGTCTGGGCTAAACAAATCAAGCCCTGCCTGTGAACGTTCCAGAATCTGTTGTGCAACTTCAGTAGGTATTTCAACTAAACCACGAGCCGCACCTCTTCCAAGTGTTGGCGCCAAACTAGCCTGTGCATTCTTAACAAGGTCTGCCTCATACTTAGCTGCATTTTTAGCGAGTCCTTCAGCAAGTTCTTTTTCGCTCTGCCCAAGAACTTTACCAACAAGCCGTTTACCTAAAGTAAAGCCAAGAGAACCAACCTCAAGTGCGGCAGCAGGTGCGGCTGCGCCATACGCCCTAGCTAAACTAGGATCAATTTCTTTACCAGCGGCTTCTTGTTCTTGCGCCTGTCGAATAATATTTTGCCCTGATATGGGCAGTAAAGAAGCACCAAAGCCTCCCAACGCACCGCCAATAATGCCGGGTAAACCCGCAACAGAACCAATACGTGCACCAGTAGCAGCCGAACCAAGAGAAGCCGCAATCTGCGGTGCCATTCCAGAAACAGCCAAAGGTGCTTGACGAGCAAGTTCACCAGCCCCGCCTAAGAGCCCTCTTTCTTGATATGCTTTTTTAAGTTTGTCTAGTCCTACGCCAGACTCAAACTCTGCCCCGCGTGCCTGCTCTTCAAGCAATGCTTGTCTTGCAGCTTCTTTGGGGGCAAATGGTGCGGTAAGAGCAGCTTTAGTGCTGCCTACTAAACTAGCAAGACCTTCAGAAAACTCAGCGCCTAAACCTTCTTTTTTCTTGAATGCTTCAGGAAAATCTCTACGAACTATAAGCTGAGCTTGCTCTACTGGAACGGCTTCATCAAAGCCTATAATTCTTCCGTCAGGCAGCTTAACCCCATAGGTCATAAAAAATCCTCAACTTTTAATTACTAAATACGCTTACCGCTAGCGTCATATACAGCACTATACGCCGGTTGTCCTGCGCCTGCAACTTGCGAGCTCTTATAATTAGGGAAGTTTTTAGCTATCCACTCATCGTAAGTCATAGTAAACCGTAACGGATCTTGTGAATACCTAGCCATCAAAGCTTGATCTTGCTTTGGATCTTGCTTCATTGTGAAAACTCGTGCATATGTATCGTTTATGTCTTCACCTGGTTTTTGAAGCGCTTTTAAAACTTGAAGTTCGCCTGATGGCCTGTTAGCTGCCATCTTCTGCGCAGCCACATTCTCCATCTGATACAAATGGTCTTGAGCTTGCTTAAAGTATTTAAAGGCTTTGTCTTCTTGCCCTTGCTCAAACAGTTCATTAGCTTTAGCAATGTTAAGTTTGTATGCTTTAAAGTCTTTTTCGGCTTCTCTGGTTTCTTTACGGGTTGCACCAGATATAGCGGCAAGAGTCGGCAATCCTTGACTTAACGCCTGTCCTAAAGTTGGTTTAGCAAAGAAAGCACCAGACAGCGCCATTAAACCTTCTCCAAGCCCTTGACGCTTAATCTTTTCATAATCAGGTGCTTCCGCGCTTAATTGCCCAAACGGGTTAGTGCGCTTCTCAGGGCTTAAACCGGGGGCACCAGTTCTAGTTCCGGCACCGCCAGCAAGTTCTTGTCTACGTTCAGCGGCTCTAGTATCACCCTTTTGATCTTTCTGATTTAGCATTTGTTGCATTGCCAAACCAATTTCGGCCTGCTCTATATCCATTGGCGTTACGCCAGCAGCCTTCATATCACGTTTTGTCTGCGCGTCTTTGGCTTCGGCAACGTCTTTTTGTCTAGCAGACGCCATAGCCTTTGTATCTTTAGATATATCAGCCGGTGTACTTGTAAAGGTGTCGCGCTCACCAGTACGGGCTTCTTTGCCTTTTTGAAAAGCAACGGCTTGCTCTCTTGGCGACATGCTAAAGAAACGTGAAAACGGTTCTCCAATTAGTTTTTGATAAGCGTCGTATGGGCCAATGTTTGGGGTAAAAATATTGGGCATACCCAACACCTGCGCACGCTTTTGGATTCTCTCAAGCTCTGGATTACTTTCAACCAACTGCTCATTTTCTTTGCCACTAAACGCCACGATACCGCCATCAGCCATATCAACCATACCCATATTAGGGGCAGGCAACTGATCTAATCCAGCCGCAGGCATTGTTTGTGCCATCAATCTATCTTTTACGCTAGGCTGTCTTGCTTGCGCTGAAGCTTGAGCTCCCATAACGGCAGTACGTAAACTCTTACGCCCCATAGCTTCCGCCATAGCCGCGTACTGTGGAATATCCATACTTCTACCATTAAGCACATCAGCCAACTGTGCATCGCTCATCTTACGAGCCAGCGCCATAATCTCATTCATGGTATCGGGCGATTTACCTCGTGGCTGTCCCATAGGTTGTCCAAAAGCCATGCCAGCCATTTGCTGACCTTTACCTAGTTGTGGCATTCCTTGGTTCATATCGTATCCTTAAGCAAACGCTTTATAAGCGCCTAGTGCGCCAAGACCCAAGCCCATAGCTTGTTGACCAAATCCAGGCTGAGCCTGATATTGCTGTGTAGTAGCTTGTTGTAGCGGCAGACCACGTAGCATTGCATTGAGCATACCCAACTGCATAAACGGATACTGCTGGGCGGTAGCGTAGTCTTGAATAGCCTGATTAATCTTCTGTTGTTCAAGCTGTTGTTGTTGCGCGCCCATCTGGGACTGCAATCCAATAATGTCGCGCTCGGCACCAAACTGAGCACCACCTAACTGACCTAATGTACCGGCGGCTTGTGTAGCAGCACCTAGACCACCAAGCCCATACTGTCCTGCACCAACTGCCTGTCCAACACCTTGCAAACCAGCCTGCGCACCTTGGATACCTTGAGCCGTACCAGCCAAACCTAATTGACCAGCAGCCTGTTGCGCCCCAACACCTTGCAAACCAAGACCAGCGCCTTGCATACCTAAACCAAGACCGCCGTAGCCAGCTTGTAAACCTTGTAGTCCTAATTGAGCGCCAAACTGTTGTTGACGCTGGGCATCTTCAAATGCTTTCTGAGAACCTGTTGCTGCAATACCTTGTAGTTGTGAACCCAAAGCACGCTCAGCTTCTGCTTCCATAATTGCTTGACGGCTACCACCAAATGCGCCTGAAGCCAACGCCTGTTTTGCACGCATAGGTCTAGCAATTTCAAAATCACGAAGAGCTTGCATCTTTTGGTAGTCGACCACATTCTGCATGTACGGCGACATGTATGCGGCTGTAGCCTCTGGGCTAGTAGCCTGACGAGCAAATGCTTCACCTGCACCAAAGCCTTGTTCTGCAGCTTCTACACCACGACCACCATATCCAGCGCCTAATCCACCATATAGTCCAGCTTGTTGTGCGGTTTGTTGTGCACGGGCCAATGCTTGTTCTGCACCAAGACCACC